AGGTATCTCTATTCACACCTGAGACAATGGCTGAAGATTTTGCTAGAGAAAACTTTGTCAAAGGCTTAGAGATAATCTCTATTAATATGGTAACGTCGCCTAAGGTTATAGATGATGCAACTATAGCTAGGATATTCTCAGAGGATACCTTTAATAAACTAAGAAAGCTCAAGCAATACGACAATGATTCCTACTTGATAACCAAAGAACGTATAGCAAATGCTTTACGCTTCCAAAAATCATCATACGCTTTAGCAGTTTATGGTTCACTAAAAGACCCTGAAAATAAATTCCTGACTGTAGGGGATCAAGGTCAGGTTATACTAGATGAAGGAGCTATTACTTCTTTCTCTCAAAGAGGTGAGCAAGTTCTGTTCAAAATAAAAGACTTGGCTAACACCTACTATAATAACGATCTCATGGAAATGTATAGAGACTTAGGTCGTAAGATTCCTATGGAAACAAGACGTGAGTTCAAAGGAACAAGCCTAGACTTTGAGAGAATAAATGAGGCTGTTAGAAAAGCTGACAAGCTTATGTCAGGTATCAACAAATATGATGAGCTTCTCCGTAGACTAGGTTCTCCTACTGAGGTACCTACGGCTGGTGTAGAGTATACAGAGGATAATCCTTATACTTTCTCAGGGCAAACCGATGAGGAACAACAGACTGAGTTCGATAAACTACCTGAGGATAGTTGGTTTATTGATCCTGATACTGGTATTTTGGCACAGAAGTGAGAACATAATGGCCTCTTTCATACAACAAGCTAAGACATTAAAGCCTCAGGGTATGGGTACTGTCATGGTTAAACCACCTGAAGCTATACAACAACCTGCTACGGATCAGGGTGTTATGCCTAGTCCTGTTCCCTTAGCTAAAGTTAATAGACCTCAGCAACTACCTAAGGTGGCTGCACCAAAAATGGATGAAGGAACTAGAGGGCCAATGCAGTTGGCTCCTTTAAAGACCCCTGAAGCTACCCCATCTATAGACCTTAGTGTCCCACAGGAAAGACCTCAGGAACAGCAACAAGAAGAAGGACAAGTGATACGTCCTAAGGCTAGACCTGAGGGTGTAGAACCTATAGTTGAAGAAATATCTAGTCTACGTCCTAAGGCTAGACCTGAACCTGAAATCTCTAGCCTACGTCCTAGAGCTAGACCTGAGGGTATTCAGCCTATAACAAAACCAGAAGTTCAAAATGTTATTGACACTCTTCCTACAGGATATGATGAGGCTGTCCAAGATGAACTTGAAGATAGTCCTCCAGAAACAACAGAGGATGTTAATTTAGTTATTTTTGATTCTGCTACTTGGGATGGAACTATTCCAGATATTAAAAAGGGTGAGAATTTTATAGAGTACTATGCTAGAAGTGGACTAATAGGGGCTGACGAAAAAGACCCAAGATTTATAGAAGCTTATAAAAACTTTGGTATGGGTATTGACCCCTCTAAAACACCTTGGTGTGCTGATTTATTAGGAAGTCTAATACTTAAATCAGGGGGTAAATTAACTGAAGCGGCTGTACAATATAGAGCAGGTTCCCAAAACTATGAGTTTATTGGTGAGGATGTCTATAACCACAACCCAACTACAGGTAAAACATATTTCGGAACCCCTTCTGATGTTAGGGCAGGGGATATTGTGGTCTTTAACAACAGACAAGATGGTGCACGTCAAAAAAATGGAGACTTTTTGTATCCTAAAGGTAGTGCAAAAGGTCACGTCTCCGTTGTATTAGAAATAAGAGAAGACGGTACTATTATAGCAATAGGGGGTAATCAATCCGCTGGTGCTACATCTTATGTAACAGGGACAGAATCTACAGGGGGTATAAGGGTTTCAGAATATACTCCTGAAGTTATGAAAAAGAATTATAAAGGTGGTTTTAAAATAAAAAGATTAACCGATACATCTTTATCTCAGGCTGACCCAGAGCTAATAGCTGCTATAACAAAGAATGCTGGAATAGCTGGTACTGGACGATGAGAATATTTATAGCCATACTCCTATGCCTCACACTTAGTGCTTGCCTCAATCCCATGTCTCTCCTTGGGGGTGGTGGTGGAGGTGGACCTACCGTTAACGCAAACACTCAGGTAGGCAAGACGAACAATCAATCAGCTATAGACCAAAGCAGAGACATTGAAGCTGAGAACGTACAGATAGATGAGTCNAAGGGTTCATTCAATCTGGCTGGCTCAGTAGATAGTGTCAAGGTCTTGAACCAAGACATACCCACATGGGTCATACTTATGATGATCCTAGGGTGGATGCTTCCATCACCCATAGAGATATGGAGAGGGTTCCTNAAAACTATAACATTCGGAAGATACCGTGGCTAAGATAGACAAATCAAAGATGAAGTGTAACAGCCCGAAGCGTCAGGTTTCAGGTGGTAAGAAGTTTGTTGTCAAAGCTTGTAAGGATGGCAAAGAGAAGATCATTCGCTTTGGGGATGCCAATATGAAGATCAAGAAGTCAGACCCTAAGAGGCGTAAGTCCTTTCGTGCTAGACACAAGTGTGATACAGCTAAGGATAAGTTCTCAGCTAGATACTGGTCATGCAAGAAATGGTAAACACAGGTCTACTAGCATATNTACCTCTNCCTAAGATGCCATTCTATACNCATGAGAATGTTATCTTTCAGGATACTACACCTAAGAATAAGGTAGTAGAGGAGTCTAAGGCTGCTGTAGAGGCTAAGGCTCATAAGTACAAGCATGAAGAAGCCTATGCTTATCATCCTCACAACATGAACAAGGTACCACAAAGAGTAGGTGAGAACGTAGACTTCGTAGTGTGGTGATCAAATGGACCCGTTAACAATTTTTGCTGGCGTCAAGGCAGGGATAGCTGCTGGCAAAGAGATAGCATCACTTGCTAAGGACTTGAGTGCTCTCTTTGATGCTATAGATGGTGCCAAGAAGGACCACGAAAAGAAGAAGAACAGTCTCTTCTCGTCATCTAATGAGGAAGCCCTCGACACTTTTGTCAAACGCAAGCAAGCCAACGACATAGAAAACCAGCTCAGAGAAATAGTTATATCCACTAGAGGATTCTCAGCTTGGCAAGAGTTGGTGGACCTACGTAAAGAGGTTAGGGTTAGACGAAAGAAAGAACAGGAAGAACAACAGAAGAGAAGAGAGAAGCTCTTAGAGGCTATACTCCTCTGGGGCTTGATAGCTACCGTTACTGTCCTTACAGCAGGTCTAGCCTTGGTTGTTCTTCTAGCTTACTTAGGTAAAATATAATGGCTCATACTGTATTAGATGACTGGAAGGTGCTCCCCGTCTTATGATGTTAGCCTTCACTATTATGAGTTGGAGAGTAGTGGAGTGGTTCATGCTTTTGCCTGATCCCACAACACAACAGACTTCACTGGTGTCGGTGTGCATGGGAGCCGCCACAGGAGCCTTCGGTATATGGATGTCAAAAGAGGTAAAGTAAATGGCAAGTAAACCTAAACCAAACAACCCTAGCCTATGGTCTAGAGCCAAGGCAGAGGCTAAGAAGAAGTTCAAGGTATACCCCTCAGCTTATGCAAACGCTTGGGCTTCCAAGTGGTATAAGTCTAAGGGTGGCACATGGTCAGGTAAAGACAACAGAGTAAGGAAGAAGTGATGCCCTATTCAAAGTANTCTCCTAAGCAGAAACGTCTAGCTGCTGTAGCTCCACCTAGAAAGAAGATCACTGCTGCTGACCTAAAGAAACTCAGAGGAAAGAAGAAGTAATGGCTAAGGGTGGCTTAGGTAAATGGTTCGCTGAGGATTGGCGTGATGTCAAGACAGGTAAGAAGTGTGGTCGGTCAGGTAAGAGTGACAAGGGCAGACCATACCCTGCGTGTAGACCTAAGGCAGTAGCTGGTAAGATAACAAAAAAAGAGGCCAGCAAAAAGACTGGCCCCAAGAGAGTGAAGTGGTCAACAACAGCTTCAGGAAAGAAACGAACTTAGGTTTTATTGCTCTTAGGGTCAACCTTAACAGGTACACACTGGACATCTGTTATGTAAGCACCAGCAGGNGGTGGCATGGTGGCTACCATCAAGGCAACATCACTNATACACTGTTCCTCAGTAGAAACTAAACGTCTCTGGAAGATAATACCACACCCTTGNTTAAGTAACGGGTCACCTTCNATTAATCCACAGGCAACTGCTAGTGCCGCAAACATAGTCTCCATATCATTTAGCCTCCATCTCTTCTACTAATCTGTTAAGATACCATTGTGCTTTCTTCAAGTCCTCTAAAGGTTTCCCTTTGTATCTGTATCGGTGAAGGTATTTCTTAGTGTTACCCTCTAAGTACCCCATGAACATCATAAGGTCCATGTTGTCTTTCATGTACTCTATACACTCAATAGACCCATCTCCATAGTGAGGTGGGTTATTTACTATGTCAGACATTAATTAACTCCGCTTCTGTATAGGGTATATGGAAGAACCTCTCACCCTCATGGATGTATCTACCCTTAGCTTCTTTCAAACCCTCTTCGGTTAGCTGTGTGTCTTTGATTCTCCATACTTGCTTGAGGTCTTTACTGAAGACATAGAAGTTTAAGACACCCTTCTCCTCTTGGTATTTAGCTAGGAGTCTCTTCTTTCTCTCAGGAATCCTGATCTCTTTCCAATTGGTAGGCCAGCTATCAGTCCATGCTGTCTTCACCTCAGCCTCACTGTAGTAGGTGTACCCATCCTTCTGTGACACTACGTCCACGAAGTAGTCTTCATCTGAGGAGATGATGGTATGGCCCCTCTCAGAGAGAAGGGTCACCAGTTTATCTCTAGCTGTCTGATCNTANAGATCATAGGCTTCTTTGCTAAACTTTCTTTTAGTCGGCATTCGTATCTTCCTGTATTGCTTCCCATGCTGCCNCAGCAGCAGGTATGGCTATATCCTCTAGCACACCAATTGAGATAAAGGCTATGGTAATTGCTTCTATTAGACCCATGATATTCTCCTTACGTTAAGTCTACGATTTCACACACATCACCTGAGCAAGCCATCGTTTGCATTGCTACAGTGTTGTCTTCCTTCTCATACTCAGACAGCTTACTCCAATCAATCTTGTCTGGCATGATAGATAATAGCATATTATAGTCACTCTTGCCAATCTCTTGATAAGGTGCTTGCTGATAAGTATGTTCATTGTATGGCAAAAATGACACACCTGACATCTCATCGAAGTGTTTATGCACGAATGCTCCTACCTCGAACCACTCATCAGGTCTGACATTGATAGTGACAGAGGGTTTATGNTCACACCAGTATCTCTGNTAGGTCAGCCAAGTCTCTAGTTGTTCTATCGCTGTCAGGTCAGAGGTAACAACTGCGTTATCTGGTGACTTGATAGGGAANGAGAAGACAGTAGTGTTAGCTGGCTTCATTACATCTGGTTCGTTAGGGATACCCATGTCCTTCATGAAGGAGGTAAGGGGGTCTTTGTTATCTGCTCTAACGGTTCTAATGTAATAATCTGAATANCGTGCATGTATTCCTGAGGCACTGTCAACGAGTTGCGAGACTGTTCCTGAAGGTTTGACACACGTAATAGCAACACTAAGGTTAACCCCAAGCTTGTCGCTGACGTCAGTATTAGTATCAACTGCAACCTGCCTAAGGTGCGTGAGAGTTTTTGATAAGCCATGATTCTTACTCGTTAGTANAGGGTTGTCCATTATCCCCGTGAGTGACACACCCAACAGTCGTTCTTCTTCTGTATTACGTTGCCACACCTTCCGCAGATATGGGAAGTGGGTGTAGGTTGATTGAATTGTTCCAAGAACAGTTGCAATGCGGACTTTTCGTTCCAAATCCTCAACAGTGTCCGTAGACCTGACGACAACTTCAGTGAGATTACAGAACTGATATGGACGTAGGATAATCTCTGAGCAAGGATTAGTTCCGAAGTCATAGTTAGGATCACGTCTGCCATATTTCTCAGCTTGTTTCTTAGATGCTTCACGATTGAATACTCCTCGTTCTCCACTTCCTGATTCCACCAANGCCATCCACTCTCTCATAAATGAGACAGCATCTGGTTTCTCTGTGTAGCTCACACTGTTGTTAGCCAAGGCTCGTTGCGGATTGTTCTCCCACCAAGCACCTGACTTAGCGTGACGCATACGGTCATCTGACAGATTAGACAGAGAGATCATAGCTGACCGTCTGACACCACCTACAACTACGATCTCACCTACCTTACACATAAGGTCATGGCACTCAATGCTAGACAGCTTACGTCCTTGAGCATCCTTGAACGTCTTGATAGCAAAGTTGAAGAGATCAACGAGAGGTGCAGGGCCACTGGCTCTACCACCAAAAGTTTTTAGTCTTGCACCTGCTGGACGTACCAAACCAATGTCCCACTGAGGAATCTCACCAGCCCATAGGAGTGCCAACAATTGTCTGAAAGCTTTAGCCCAACCCTCCTTACTGTCCTTGACGACAATAGTGGTTTCACTGTCGAACAACTCAGGTACCTCAGGGAGTTTGGATACATACTGCCTCTCGACACTGAAGCCGACACCAGTACCACAGAGGAGGATGAACATAGCCTCATCGAAGGACTTAGGGTCATCTACGGGTAGGTAGCTACAGTTATACATACAGGTGTTGTCTCTCTTAGAGGCTGGACCTGCTGTCATCATTGACCGCATAGATGGCATGACCTCAAGACTTAGGATAGCATCCCGTATTGACTTTGTGTATGTGTCCTCACCTAGCTTAGGGTAGACAATGTTCTCCATGTATCGTTCTACTGTCTCTTCCCATGACTCACGTCCCTTACCATCGAAGTACTTTGCGTACCTTGACTTGTGTATGAACTCTTGGTAATCTGTTGGTAAATAGTTGTTCATCTTTTATCCCCTGAACCTTGTAGTGTGCCTCGGTTCTGTCTGTCTTCCAGTTTCTTCAAGTTGTCATATGCTATGTCTGACAGATTAAAACCTAAGTCTTTAGCTAAGATAGAGAGGTACCATAAGACATCACCTAGTTCTTTAGATATGGCATCACGATCAAACGTACCGTCTCTTAGTATCTTCTTTACTTTGTTAGCTACCTCACCAGCCTCTCCTACCATACCCAAAGCAGGGTACAGGATAGCACAGTTAGCTGCATAGATAGCTGTAGTCCTAGCCTTTCTTTGGTATTCATTGAGTGTCATCTCATGGCTGTTGTAGTATTCAAAGGCTTCTATGTCAGTCTCGTTTATCATTCTTCTAGTCTTCTCCACTCTTCTATTTCTGCGTCTAGATTAAAGTAATCTTCTAAGTCTATCAATCCTTCTTCTACTAGGTACTTGATGACAAAGGTACTCCTTATGTCGTTCTCTTCTAGAAGAAACTGTAGATCATAGTTCTCAGCAAGAGCAAGTATTTTACTCTCTTCGTCTAGCATTGTCAAGTACCTTTCCTTTCTTTTATCCACTCAAGAGGTATTTTTTCTTTAGCCCATTTGAAACCATGTTTATCACACCAACCAGCATACGTTGTCTTTGATCCTTTGTAAAGCTTAGAGTTAGGGTTAGAGAAAACAAATCTTATGTCTAGGTCAGGGTGTTGTTCTTTTATCATCAAGTGTTTCTGCCTGTCAGATGCGATGAACCTTCCTTTAGTTTCTATTATGATTCCGTTAGCCAGTACAAAGTCAGGTGTGTAAGTTCTGTATCTCAGGTCTTGCCATCTGATTTTTAGTTTCTCGTATGTGAACTTTACCTTGAGCTTCTTTAGGTACTTGGCTGTACGTTCCTCTAGTCCTGATCTGAATCGCATTTGGGTGGTTCCCATATCTGACCCTCAAACCTACGCAACCAGAGAAGCTTACCGTTTTCTATTACTCTGTCTTCTTCTCCNCCGTAACTACGCAGACAAGCCTCATACATATCAGCCTCCTCTTCGCAGTCCTCNAGTATCTTCTCAGCNTTCTTTGGGCCTATNCCATACAGACCTATGATGTTGTCAGCCTTGTCACCCGTGAGTATCTGNGAGTAGAAGAACCTGTTACCCTCTACCTCTGACACCTTAGAGAAAGACCTACGATTAGGNTTGAAGTGTCTACAGGGTAGCTGCATCATGTCCTTGTCAACTGAGATAACGATACAGTCAGGNCCGAATTTAGTAGACCAGATTCCTATCAGATCGTCAGCCTCCTCACCCTCTGACACGATAGCATCCCAACCCTCTATCATGTGTTGACGAACACCTTGGAGATGCCTAGGTTTCTCTGCACCTTTCCTGTTGCCCTTGTACTCATGAGTGGTAGCTATGTCGTATCTGAAGTTACCCTTACCTGTAAGGAATACTTGGAAGTCCTCGTCACTTATCTCCCACATAACTTTGTTGAGAGAGTCCTCTAAGAGTTCATCCACTTTATCAATTGCATCCTCTATGTCACTGTCTTCACAAGAGAATGCTGCACGATAAGCAAAGGTGTCCCCGTCTATCAGAACTTGTTTACTCATTCCTTTCTACCTCACTAATGCTTCCCATGATACAGGGAATAGACTACGCATTTTACGACTGATCTGTA